TACCTTCCGGACAATTTTTATTATTTGAAGACTTATGAAGCCAAGAACGAAATTACAGCTTAGAGTAGCAGGTTTAAGTAGCCAGCTACCTAATATTGAGAATATGATGATTGACTGGGCTAAAAGCGATTGTTTAAAACATATAGGATATGCAACCAAGTCACGTGCTATATGTATGGAGTGCGGGCAGCGCTTCTCTCCAGAACTTGTAAAACGTAAGCGTGCTATTTGTCCTCATTGTGGTGCATGCTTGAAGATAGAACAGTCAAGGAAGCGTACAGACAAACAATCGATGTTTATTGCCAAAGCGGAAATTTGTGAAGAATTCCAAGTTATCCGAAGCTTTGAATTGATTGCTTACTATCAGGCAGAAGCGAATCCTCGTTATTTTATTCGTGAGATACTGCAACATTGGATAAAAGATGATGGCAACCGGGAGGTAGTAGCTCGTGCTAACAATACGGGACATTGTGGATGGTGTGGAGATTTGGAGATACGTAATAAAGTTGTTGGATCATATTATTACAGTTGTAGTAATGATGTTTATTGTGAACGCTATCATCCAGCCTCCGTCTTTAGACCTAAGTATATTCAAATGGGTATAGATTGTAAATTACGCGGTATGTCATTTCTTACTGCTACCAATATAATTCCCCATTCTCCCAAGGCTGAAACACTTCTAAAGGCAAGACGTTATGAATTAATAGATTATTACGAGGGACACCGTTACAAGATTGATATGTATTGGCCGTCTATAAAAATTTGTCTTCGTAATAAATATCGGATTAAAGATGTTTCGATGTGGTTTGATTATCTGAAACTACTAGATCATTATCATAAAGATCTGCATAACGCTCATTACGTTTGTCCTAAGAATCTAAAAAAAGCTCATGACTTGTATGTGGCGAGAAAGAAACGTGATGATGAAAAAGAACGCAAGGCTAAAGAAATGCAACAATTGCTTAAACTCAAGAAGGATGCAGAGAATTATATCAAAGAAAAATCGAAGTTCTTTGACCTAAAAATGTCTGATGGTAAAATAGTCGTAGTACCGCTCAAAAGTCTTGAAGAGTTTCAACAAGAAGGTGAAATCATGCACCATTGCGTCTTTACAAATAAATATTATAAAGAAAAGGATTCACTCATTCTTTCTGCCCGAATAGGCAAGAAACATGTTGAAACAGTCGAGGTCAATTTGAAGACGTTAAGTATTGTTCAATCTCGTGGTGTCTGTAACCAAAACACCGAGTATCATGAACGCATTATCGGGCTCGTTACAAAGAATATGAACTTAATACGTCAAAAGCTGACGGCATAAAAAAGATCTAAATATGGCAAGACCATTAAAACAGGGACTGGATTATTTTCCTTTAGATACAGATTTCTTATCTGATAGGAAAGTACGCAAGATAATAAATGCTTGTGGCCCAAATTCTGTCACTATACTAATTTGCCTGCTATGTAATATCTACAAGGATAAAGGGTATTACATCGTGTGGGACAAAGAAATGCCTTTTGATATTGCTGATATAGTCGGGGTATCCGAGGGCGCTGTAAGTGAAGTCGTGAAGAAGGCCCTACAAGTGGAATTATTCGATAACACCCTGTATAGAAAGTTCCATATTTTATCTTCCCGTGGTATTCAAAATAGATTTAAAAGCTGCACTTCAAAAAGGAAAGATGTTGAAATTATCCCTGATTTTTGGATTAATGACGTCAATAACTCGATTAATGACGTCAATAACTCAATAAATGTAGGTGATAATGAACAAAGTAAAGTAAATAAAAGAAAATCTTCTCCCCCACATATACGCGTGGGAGAACTTTTTCCGGCGGATAGCTTCTTCGATAAGTCCTTAGATGATTGCTATGCTGAACTTAAATCAAATCAATCATGGGCGGAAACAGTAACGATGAATACTCGTTCTTCCGGCTACAATGACTTTACACTAGAAGCTTTTTACGAGTATTTGAAGCAGTTTTTCATGGAGCAACAGAATAAAGGCGAAACAGCGAAGTCTCCCAAAGATGCTATGTCCCATTTTGCTAGTTGGTTGAAAATTGAGCTTAAAAACAAGAAAGATGAACGGAGAACTAATAAAAACAGAACTGCAGGTAGTGCTAAGTCCGTCACAGATTGTCCAGAAGACAGCGATCAGAAAGGAACTAACACCGATACAGCAGGCCTTACAAGCTGGATCGACAGCCTCTCAATTGGTCGCTGAATGGAGCGGTACAATCGCACAACTAAACTGTAATGTCTCATTGTCAGATGTGGCTAATGCAGAGAATATACCCACTTTGGCAGATGTAAACAGGAGCTTTAGCAACTCAACATCGGTAGAGATCATTACCGAGCATTTGAAATCTGTGCTGAGATATGCCGGTGTTGAGTTGACTAATGCCCAGCTGGCAGAAACAGCCCTGTCGATACTATCTAGCTACTGGTACCTGAATTTAGCCGAGTTATGTATCTTCTTCTCCCAGCTAAAGAACGGCAGCCGCGGACAATTCGTCTGGGGATCGAAGATCAATAATCAAGCGATCATGGTAGCACTTGTCGAATTTTGCAAAGACAGGCGACGCGAAATTGAGTATAGAGAAAATGAGCTTGCACGAAAAAAGGCTGAAACTGGCTATGCCCGTAATGAGAACTTGATTAAAGATATCGTAACGGGAGTTCAAAATACCAGAAAAGAACGAGAAAAAGCAAAACAGGACTTCAAGACCTTCTGTGAGCTATTTCCATATCTGCCTGATAAGTATGAGCCCATGGTGCTTTGGAAAGCATGGGGAGGCAATAAAGAGGCTCTACGTAAGATTTACGGTGAAAGTATTCCTCCTCCAGATATAGCCGAAATGGATATCGGGATGTATTTGTGTAATTATAACATTGCTAAAACTAAAGAAAATGAGAGTTAAAGTATTGACAGTAAAACAGCCGTGGGCCTCATTGATCGTTCACGGTATCAAAGATATTGAGAACCGGAGTTGGCAAACAAATTTTCGTGGACGTGTACTTATACATTCAAGTGCAAAGGGAGATATTGCTAAATTTGGTTGCTTACAGCCAAACCAAAGATTAAAGGTGCTCAATACACCTATGAGCCGTATAGGTTTCAATGATCTTCCTTTTGGCTCCATCATCGGTAGTGTAGAGATTGTAGACTGTGTGCAAAATCATCCCTCAATATGGGCGGATAAAGGTGTTTCTAACTGGGTACTCACTAATCCCGTTCTCTTTGAAAAGCCAATTGAAAATGTAAGAGGAAAATTAGGATTATGGAACTATGACTGGGAGGAAACAATATGAAATACAAAGTTACAAGAGTTGAGTTAATAGATAGCATTTTAAACAAGTCCGTAGTTAACAGAGTACAAGATTTAACGGATGATATCGAAGTATATCGAAAGGAATTAAAAGAGGTACATAGATGTAAACGTGTGCTTTTGGTGTACGAAGAACTGCAAAAATAAAAGCGGCTGGCGTAATTTCGCCAACCACTCTCATAAGCACAAAGCTTATAGCTATTAGGAACAGCAAATATATAAAATCTTTGTGCTTATGGCAAGTAAAGCAGTAAATAATTACATAACTAAACGCTACGAACGCTGGCTTGATTACTCTTTGTATCATTGTGGGCTTGCCAGCATTCCTGATGAAGCGACAGATGTCTTGAATGAGGTCATTTGTTCGCTCCTTCAAAAGAAAAGCAAGTTGTTGGATAAGTTGTTTGAGACGAAAAAAAATGGCTATACAGAGCTTGATTTCTTTGTTTTGAAGATGATTAAGTTAAACGCATCTTCTCCGACCTCTCAATACAGAAACAAGTATAAGCCTTTGCCTGCGGATGGTAATGTAGATTATTCCAGGCTAGATATTGAAGATATCCCGGATGAGTCAGAGGACAGAAACGCTGAAATACTAAACAAACTGCATTTAGTAAGAGAAACGTTTGAAAGCCTTGATTTAGGTCCGGTAGCAGCCCGTGTCTTTGAATTTCATTTCTTCCAGGACGGAAATTTTTCCGAATGGGAAGGCTCGGAGACATTGAAGCAACTGTATGAGATTTATAACGGAGTGCAGGAACTTATTAGAAAAAAAATTAATGGAGAAAGTATATTCTAATTTTTATGTCTAATTTTGCGAATTATTAATTTAAAACAATTTTATATCATGAAATGGATTGAAAAAAACATTGGTTGTATTGTGCTAGTGATAGTTGCTGCAGCTATTTTAGCACCAATTATTTTTACCCTACCGGGATTTGAGTGTTTTAATAAAACAACTACTGGACAAATTGGAGATACTATAGGAGGAACGACAGCCCCTTTCTGGGGCTTTTTGAGTGTTATTTTACTGTATCTAACATTTAGAGAGCAGCGAGTTTTTAATCGTGAACAGTTGAGCTTTAATAGAACACAACAAGCCGCAAGTGACTATGAGATATTAATGAAAATAAGAGATAATATTTCCAGCTTATGTAATGCTTTAGAGCTGAACATAGTTCATCAAAAAGTTCCGGGAAAATCTCAGTTTAAAGGTGCTTCGTTTATTGAAGAACTTCGAAATACAACACATCCAGACAATTATATTGAAGAAGCTGAATTTGATAAGTTATATAAAAATGTAGTTGAGATAGCTGAGTTGTGTTTATTATACTATAATCTTATTCAACAATCTTCTTTAGAAAATGGATTAAAAAAAGCATTTTTTCAATCCATATCAATTCATTCTGAGTATATAAATAGGTTGTTTTTTCTTTATTTACAGAAAAATATAAATATCATCAAGACTACGTGTTCTACAGAAGACGATTTGTTCGAACGGTATAAAAATGCAAATGAACGTATCATTGAACAATTCAAGAATGCAAAATTAGCTTTACAGAATATTCAATAATATGTTATTTGCCTCTTTTTTGATGAAAATAAGAGCATTTCGCTTGTAAACTCAAAAATAATCTGTATGTTTGCATCGACTTACATACTGAGAGGCGGGTAAAGGCTCGCCATATTGAATTGCTGCGGGCATTTTTTATGCCTGTTCGATTTGAACATATACGGTTCCGACCCCCGTGTGGATGCTTAATGGCACCACTGCCTCTCAGGTGTAAGTCAACGGGAAAGCGGGACCGTTCTTTTTTCTCCGCGTTAACAAACATTCTTAATGATATGACTAATCCTGAGAAGAATTGTTTGTTGGTGAATAATAGTATCCTTCAAACAGGTGCACCCACACCTAATGGGCATCGTGTAACTACAAGTATCGTTCTCCGACTTGTGAATGTGTGTATTGCGTTCATCGCTCTCATTGTATCAGGTTCTGCTGATACATCATTTCCTCTCTTTGCCTGTATAGGCTGGTTTATCTCTTCAATCGCATTAATGGTTTCACTAAGGAAGGAGGATTATCATGGCTAATGAATCAATTGCCCCGGAAAGAATCATAGACAATAAACTCTATGAACAATTGCAAGCCCTAAATCGTGTCAAACTTGAGTGTGGTATCTTATTCGCTACCTATTCACACCAAGGCGTAAACGTATCCGAATCAGATGAAGCTACTTTGTATAAAGACATAGATAACTGTATCCTTGCACTCTCTTACCTAGCTTGTAGTAAGTATGAATTTGATTTGAAGAAAGGAGGCGTACTATGAAAGGTACAGCTTTTGAGTCAGATCGCAACGAAGCAATGAAGCTTTTACAAGATCTAGTTAAGATAAAAGATAGCTTATATCGTTTCGCAAGTGTAAATAATGAAGCACGTAATCCCTTTAATCCAATAATTAATAGTTTTGCAGATGATATTGGATGCTTCTGCTGTGATCTAGGGCAATTGATTGGAGCTACTATTTACAGTGATATAAATGAGGGGTATGACATTAATATTAATGTTCAGAAAGGAGGTGAATTATGATCAATAATAATATAGAACCTAAGTTTGTAATAGATGAAGAACTCCACAACCTAATGGTGACACTGAGAGATACTAAAGAGCTTTACAATCGCATTTGTGCCCGTATGAGAAAGCAAGGCGTAAAGTTGAACAAATGTAATGAAGAGAACTATTCCAGTGACATTGACGAAGTGATATCCACTGTTTCATGTATCATTAGCGAACAACTATATCACGATATACAGAAAGGAGGTCTAGGATGAATGATAATATTCAAATAGTAATCAAAGACGAAGAGATGCTTTCGGTTTTACTGGATAAGCTCATTCGATGTCCCAATATAACAGTGAACATCAACATTCAAACTATTGGTGATATCACTAATAGCACAGTGAGCTTGGTAAACGCAAATGGTCGTGATATGAAGGTAGACTGTAAGGCTAAGAAGGGAGGTCTAGTATGAATAAGATAGTATTCCAAGATACAGAAGGACAACCTCTGACTAATAGTGTGCTTGTGGCAGAGAAGTTTGATAGAAGACATGATAATGTATATCAGGCTATTGGTAAACTTCTTATTACGTGCCCTGAAAAGTTAGGGCACCTATTTATTGAAAGTTCTTATATTGATATTCAAGGCAAGGACCGTCCTATGTACATCATGAACCGCGACGGCTTCACCCTCTTGGCAATGGGCTTCACTGGAAAGAAAGCTCTTCAATTCAAACTCGATTATATCGAAGCCTTCAACAAAATGGAGAAAGCCATAAAGGAAGTACCGATACTCCCTTCGCCTATTGACGTAACAGTTTTGAAACAATTGGTAGAAACAACACAAGTAATGGCCGCACAAATTAATCAGATGCAATCAGAATTGACTCGTCAACGTGAATTGCTAACTATACCGACTTTGCAGAATCCATTGATATCTACCAGTGAGCAACGTATCTCTCCCCGGCAATGTAAATACTACACAGTTAAACAGCTGGCGAAAGCATTAAATTCTGATGCAAGACAACTGAATGCTTTTCTTGAATATAAAAGAGTCCAAGAATATGATAATATGAAACAAAGATGGGTATTGGATTCATCTCTTGTCGGACGTGAGTTAACATATACGGTTGTATATGAGCCTGTCGATCCTGATGAAGAACCACGTGAATATATGGTGTGGAGTCCCAAAGGAAGAGATTATATTTGGGAGTTATTGCTTAATGAGAAGCGTAGAAGCCAAGAAAACGCCAAAAGACGTTAGAATATTGTGATAATTATAGAGCGAGGTGGGATTAAATCATAGTCTCACCTTTCTTTTTCCCATAGAAATGAGTATTCGGCATTATATTTTAAGCAAAAAGTATCATATGGGACGCAAAAGCGCATATAAAGAAGAATACAATCAGTTAGCCGAGAACTATGCCTTATTAGGAGCTACAGACAAGGAAATGGCTGATTTATTTAGTGTAACCGAGCGCACATTTAATAAATGGAAGAAAGATTATCCGGAATTTCTTCAGTCCCTAAAAAAGGGAAAGAATATTGCGGATGCGAACGTTGCATCCCGTCTTTATAATCGTGCTATCGGTTATTCCTGTAAGGCAACAAAATTTGCAACATCCGAAGGAAGAATAACAGACTCAAAAGAATATATTGAGCATTACCCACCTGATACGACAGCCGCTATATTCTGGCTGAAGAACCGGCAGCCGGAGAAATGGAGAGACAAAAAAGAAGTTGATGCAAATGTGAACCTTGGTGATGAATTGGAAGGATTGAGTGACGAACAACTACAGGCTATAATTGATGGCAAAGAAGAAGAGTAAAAGACATATATTGATTCGTAAAGCAAAAGCTGCTACTATACTCCGCAAACGAATAGCAAAGAAAGACTTTTGGGCGTTTTGTTTGTACTATGATCCGAAGTTTTTCTCTAAACGTCTGTTCCTAAAAAAGGTCGCAGAAGCGTTCATGCGTGTGTATGAATCATATTCTGCCGGCATAATCTACCGTCTTGCTGTCAGTATGCCACCACGTGCCGGAAAGTCTTATATATCTTCTCTATTCATTGCCTGGATGTACGGACACTTTCCGGAAGAGTCAGTTATGCGTAACTGTTGTTCGGATACTCTCTATAATAAACTATCATACGATACTCGAGATGTTGTGAAATCTAGGCGTTTTAAAGAAATATTTCCCGATATCCATTTAAAGGGTGATAAGCAGAATGTCAAGAGCTGGAGTGTGGAAGGTGCACGACAAGTATCCTACTTCGGTGGTGGTGTTGGTGGTACCATTATTGGATTTGGTGCATCAATGCTCGCCATGACGGATGACTTGTACAAGAGTCTGGAAGATGCATTATCGGATAATAACAATGAAAAGGTATGGTCATGGAAACAAGGTACACACGATTCCCGCATTGAAGGAAGCTGCTGTATGATTGACATTGGTACTCGCTGGTCCTCCAATGACGTTCTCGGACGTATAGAAGAAGCCAGTAAGTATAATGAAATTATCCGTATTGCGGCACTTGATGAGAACGATGAAACCTTTTGTGCCGATGTACATACTACGGAATACTACCGGGAACTTCGTTCTGAAACAGACGAAAGTATTTGGATGGCCGAGTATATGCAGGAGCCGTTCGAAGCCAAAGGGTTACTATTCCCTAAATCGTCTCTCATACGCTTCAAACTAGCCGATATTGCAGGGAAAAAACCTGATGGGACACTTGGAGCTTGTGATACAGCCGATAAAGGAGATGATGATTTCTGCGCACCATTCGCAAAGGTGTTTGGTCCAAAATACTTCATTACCGATATTCTTTTCACTAAAGATCCTGTCGAAGTCACAGAACCACGCTTGGCACAAATGGTAATAGATACCGAATGCGACCAGCTACGCATTGAGTCAAATAATGGTGGTCGTATCTTTGCTATCAATGTGCGTAAGCTTGTTACATCAAAAAAGAGATCGTGTGTTATACAAGCCCGGCCAACAACCCAGCACAAGGAAACACGTATCATAATGAAAGCTGGCTGGATAAAAAAGCATTGTGCTTTTCTTGATGAAACAGAATATTCCAAAGGATCAGACTACGGTCGTTTCATGAAAGCGTTTACCAATTACAAACGTGAAGGTGATAACGCGCATGACGATGCACCAGACGGAATGACCATCCTTGCAGAATTTGCAGAATCGCTTGGCTTGAAGTTCAAAACATCTACTCGTAAGGTGGGGCGTGGATAAATTTTAATTCAAATTATTCAACAATTCCAAATATGTTTCCCTATGTGACTTTATGTTATTAAGAGATACTAATATACTTTCATATGTCTTTTTTAAGATATTGTCATTTGGTAATGTGGATTTCAAATTGAAATCGGAGTCTATAGATGCAGATTTATCAATAGACTTTATAGATTGAAATTGGATTTGTAAGGTATTTGATATAGCACTAATCGCTTTATCACAACCGCTAATACATTGTATATATTCACTTTTTGTCATATTCATCTTATAATTTAGAGTTTATATGCAAATGTAATACATTCCTTTTAATTATATATATTTTAAGAGAAAATATATGCCAGACATTAAGGATATTCTAAAAAATGAAGATTTCGGTAGCATAGTAGGTGATTTATGCGTTGATACCCGTGATAATCGTAATCCTCGTGAGTATATGGAGGAATACAACGGAGATAGAACCCGTCGTAAAGAGTCTGTTGGATATCGGGAGTCTAAAAAGATTGCTGTATATTCAGATACAGAAGTAGAAATTGACCCCGAAACAGGAGCCGAAAAGCCAAAGAGACTAGAAGACAAGACTGTCGATGTAGCTAAGGTCGTAACCAACCTACCTAAAAAGATCGTCCGCACATCTGTTGCTTTTCTGTTTGGCGGTGAAATGACTATCACAGCAGAAGATTCGAATGACGGATTTGATGAGTTTAAGAAGGTCTATAAGCGAAAGCTCAAGATGCAATCGGTATTGAAAGAGTTTGCTCGCAAAGTATTGTCTGAAACTAAAGCAGCTATTGTATTCTATCCTGTCACTAAAGATGACGGAAAAAGCCAGTTGAAGGTTAAGATTTTATCTACTCCCAAGGATAGTAATGTCGAATGTGAATTTTATCCACACTTTGATGAAGACGACGATATGGACGGCTTTATCTATAAGTACAATGCAGAAGTCAATGGCCGTACTTGCGAATGCGTGAAAGTCTATACGAAAGATGTTATCTATTCCGGTATTATGGACGGTGTTTGGCAAGTGAAAAAGATAAAGAATCGTTTTGGCAAGATTCCGGTAGTATATGCCGAAGTCGATTGTCCGGATTGGGAAGATGTCGCTAATTTGATAGACAAGAAAGAAATGAGACTTTCCCGCCTATCAGATACTAATGACTACTTTTCAGAACCGATACTGAAAACTTATGGTTTGGCTAATCTTCCGAGCAAAGAAACTGTAGGCAAAGAGTTAAACTTTACTATGGAAGTAGATGCGGATACCGGTAATGCATATCACGGTGATGCAGATTACTTAGCATGGCAACAGTCCTGTGAATCCGTAACACTTGAACTTAACCAGTTAGATGATGCAATACATTCCGGATCTTCAAGTCCTGATTTATCTATGAGTAAACTAATGGGGCTTGGCAACCTTAGTGGTACCTCACGTCGTTTTATGTTGATTGATGCAGAGATTAAGGCATCTGAACAAATGGAGATATTCGGCCCGGCAGTTCAACGTACAGTGGCAATAGTTCAGACTGGAATGGCTAATATTACGCACACTAAATATGCATCACAATTAAAAGATAACTACATTGAGGTTGAGTTTGGTAGTATTCTCCCACAAGATCTAGCTGAAGAACTTAAGAACCTTGAAACTGCTTCTCAATTCAATAGCAAGGAAACGATTATAAAGAATTCACCATACACTGACGATGTGGAAACAGAATTGAATCGTAAGAAGCAAGACGAAAAAGAGACTGCACAGAATAATTCATTTATTGGAGCAACTTTATAATCTATGCCCGGACTTTCTTTCTACGACAAACAACATATACAGAAAATTGCTGCACAGCAGGCCGTAATAGCCAATATCTTTAATCAGTTTATACTTTCTGTTTCCCCGTATCTCCGTAAATGGTCAGATGCGGGGAAAAACAATGTATGGATAAGCAATCAGGGAATAGAGAGTGCGGTTGACCGGGAACTACTAAACCTTGAATCAATGTTATATGCTAATATTTCCGCATTCCAAAAGGATGGCTGGGAACGAGCAGAGAGGAAGAATGATGATTTTATTTCCCTGTTCATCAAGGGAATGTCTATTTCTAGCGCAACTAAGGATGGAATGTTTACTCATAGCCTATCTGCATTTGAGGCTCTAAAGAATGATATAGATTCCAACGGTCTAAAATTGTCTGATAGAGTTTGGAATATTACACAGCAAACGAAATCGCAACTCGA